TAGTGTACATTTTTACCCCTACTTTGTAACAAATTGTGGCTCATTTTGTGACAATTTAAGGCTCATCGTTGTGAGGATTTGCGAATGTGTACCATTTTGGTACGCATCAAGGCAAGTCTTCCTCAGTGATACGCAGGATGATGTCCCGGTTGCCTTCTTCTCTTAGCTTCTTACGGAAGTTACGAGCCTCATTGATCGTAGTAAACAAGTGTTCACCCTTCTCCCATATAATCTTAAACAATCTCATTGTGTATGTCTTCTAGAGTGTTATCTAAAATACGTTCAATGCCACGTTGAATCTGCATCATCACAAACTCTTCCTGATCACCTGACATCTGCTCCATAGCACCACGTAGGTGCATCTCAACCTTCTTCTCAAGCTGGTTCATCAACCGCTTGATGTCGTGTCTGTAAATCTTCAGACCCTTCAGCTCGTCCATAGCTTCTAATGAAGCCTGCATCAACAATACTAGCTTTACAGCTTTGTTGAATAGTTCAAAATCTTTATCTTCTTTTTTCATTCCCAGTAAATAAAATGGTAGTCATCACCACGATGTGGTTCCGATTTGCTTACAGCTGTAGACTTTTTCAATTCGGATACCTCGCTGTCCTTTGTACTTGGAGCCGTAGTATTCTTCATTGAGCCTTGCTCTAGTCTTAGCATCTTCCTTAAGTATTTGATTCTTCTCTTTGATAACACTTACAATCCAAGTGTCTCTCTTGTGCCAGTTTTTGGTCTTGAATATGGATATCTCTACCTCCATATAGTAAATAGGAAGGTGGAGCCTAGACCCCACCTCCTGATTACTTATAACACTAGAATGGTAGATCACCAGTCGTAGATGTTGGCGCAAATGGATTAGCTGACTGAGCTGTACGACCATTGTATGGTGCGCTGTTAGCTTGGCTAGCTCCCTTTGGTTCCCAAGTATCTAACTCCATATAGAAGTTACCATTCTTGGCTTGCTTAACGTCTAGGTTCACCCATCCGTTCTTCTGATTAGCCTGCAAAAATGCAATGGCTTCGTCAACCTTAATAGATTGTTTCCCTACTACGAATTCGGGAGAATTGTCGTTTCTCTTGAATGAGAAACCCTGAGCAAAAATTTTGTCTTGCGTCATCTCTGTTAAATTTAATTATCGGGACAAAGATATATAGTCCCTGGTTAATAAACAAATAAAAAACTAGATTTCTCCGTAAATTGCGAAGCTATCCGTCTCTTTACTAGGGTCTTGAAGCCATCTGTTGATGTTCTCAACACCGCTCCAAAACTTTCGTCTTCCTGATTCTATGATTTGTGGAGACGCTTTGTACACAGCTGTAAGGTAGGGCTTCGCCTTTCCTTGAGCCACCCAATAGAACGTATCAGTTTTTGCCACCTGAGTGTAGATGTAGGCTTGGATATCGTAATCAAAGCTCTTTACATCGTATCTAAATCCGTATACGTTTCTTGTAGACTTGCTGTCCGTTACAAAACCATCGCCTAGTACATCAAAGAATCCACGTACGGGGATGTCTTCAATCCAAGTGTTAAACTCTACCTGAGCTTCTCCTTGGAGGAAGTTGCGTACGGGTATAAGCTCTCCGGTCTCAGGATCTACAATCTCTGAGCTGTCAAGCCTATTGATCATATCGACAGCCATCTGCCAATCTTCTTCACTTACCTTGGTACGGCTATCTTCTTGTGAGGCTACCCACTCCTTGTACTTTTTCGTAGCACGTGGGCTCTTACCACCAATCTCTTGAACGATAGCTGTATCATCGATAACGTAGAATGTGTCGTTTACCTTTTCAGGCTCCAACAACATCATATCGTACAGCGACCCAAAGGTTAGGGCGGGGCTGTCTTTCTTTAGTAAACCACGTATGTATAGTTCAAACAGCTTCATATCCTGCTGTTTACCACCATCTGCGGCGTACTTTAAGGCGGAGTAGGACAGGTAAGGTTTACCCGTCCGTTCCACCAATAACTTAGCAAATTCCATTACACGAATTTCTTAAGAGCTTCTACCTGCTTCTCAGAAAACTTGCTTCCGTACTTGTCTAGAATCATACCTAGTACAGCTCCTTTCTTATCGTCCGGTGTGCTCTTCAGGTAATCAATAGACTGCTGGAAGCTGTCATCCTTCTTAGGTGTAGCAGTAGTAGGTGCTGAGCTCTTTCCGTGGCTGTTCGTAGCATCTGCATCTGCAGTATCGTCAATCAGTAGCAAGTTACCTAGGGCGTACTTCTTACCATAAGAAGAAGCTGAACCAAAGGCTTGTGGCGTTTGCATACCCTTCTGCGCTAGATCAACACCAACGACAGCTGTAGCCTTGATAGAGGCATCACTTTGTGTGTCGTATACAGTAGCTGTAGATACCACAATCGGTGTTGGGTTCTCACTAAAGTCGCTGTGGATGGATTCACTCACAACGAAGTATACCCCGTACTTCTTATTGAAGGGCTTGAGTCCTTCTAAGATGTCTTCAGCTGAACGGAAGTTGTACTTCCCAAAGCTGTTGTAACGGCTCTTTTGAGCCTTGAATTCCTGCTGTATCAAAGACAGCTTCTCTCCTAAAGTCATAGTATTGAATTTAATTTGTTACAAATTTAGTGTATAACACTCAGCTGTACAAGTATTTAGATAATAAATATCAATAATTGTTGAGGGCTGAATGTTTCTTGTAGAGGGGGGGAGGGGGGTTAAGACCCCCCCTATTGCTTCTCAGTAATTCTTGTAGAGGGTTAATGTTTCTTACAGCTTACTAGCTTTTGGTGATACCTGAGCATACCTTCAAATCCCCCATAGGGTATAGAACCCTATAGAGGACAAGTAAACTAGCTTAAGGTTGACCCATCGCAGTCTCCGTCACCCGTGAGCAGGAAAGGTATAGGAATCCATCACTCACTAACACTTTTGTTCGTAGCATTGAAACTACAGCTGTTTCCAATAGCCGTAGGTCTACATCCGGTGTGTATTAATCATCCGGATCATTGGCGAAGCTATCTACTCGGTAACCATCTCTTCCAAACGTAAGGGCTATTGATAGTGTTGCGCCCAATACTCAGCAACAAAAAAGACCCTATCAGTTTCGTTGCGTGCCCTCAACTACTCCCGATAGAGTCTTAAATGTATGCTTTGCAACAGTCACAATTGGCACGAGGACTGTTTTGCGATGCAAAGATACGTAATTAAATCCATTTATCCACACGTCTAAAGAATTGTATTATCAACAATCCTAATCCGTGGGATAACAACTTCATACCACCCAATGCTAGGGCGGTTTTAAATAGGCTCTCTAGCGCCTTGCTAATGACGTTACTCACAATTGCTATGGTGTTGCTTAGTGAATACTTCAATCTGCCCCATAAGGGCTTCTATACGAGCCATATCGTGTGCATCTAATGTTCTATCCATTAGCTCTGCACGTGTGCGTACTCGTTCTATGAGTGAATACATCTCATCTTTCAAATCCTGAATCATAATTTTGTTTTTAGTCGTTAGACAGCTCTTGCATAGCTCAGCATACCATCAATGTGCTTAAGCATCTCATTCTTTGAGGTAAATACTTCAGTACCTTCATTACGTACCATTGGTAGCTCAGGAAGATCTGGTATCGATACAATTCTAGATGTTACCCAATACTCGTTCGCTGAGTCAGAGAATGCGCTGTGGCTCTCCTTATACTGAACACGTACTTCCAACATCTCTACGTCATCTTTGTAGAGCACAGCTTTTACAAATGCAAGGTCATCGTGGTCAAACACTTGCAGGTCAGGAAACCTGCGCTTGATATCAATGGCTAGTGTCATAGTTCATCCCCATATTACGTACTTTACCAAGTACATTGTACAATGTGCTCAGCACCTCTCTTGAAGTATCTGCAGCATCTTCCATCCCTGCGTTCTCGTAATTGTCTAGCTCGTCAGCAATGTCATCCACTAGCAATTTAACGCTCATCTCAATAGCCTTTAGCTCGGCTTTAGTTAGGCTTTCCATAAAATCAATTTTAATCATTAGTCAAATTTAATGTTTAATTCGGTAACCTGCAAGTCTTTCCTTGCTGTCAGTCTTTGATATTCTTTGGTGTATGAATGGAGACCCTATTTGGGGGCTCGGAGCTCACCTTGACCTAAATTTAATTCTATTGTGGCAGAATACCCTTCACTCCCGAAGACATCCGAGAGTTGTCTTAGCCCCGATTTTATATTGTATTTAAGTGTTTTCAGTAACCACCCATCATTGATGGGTTTTGTTTATCAGGGCTTCAGTAGCCTCATCTAGCTCATCAAAAGTGATGTTGCTATCTTCAGCCTCTTCACGTGTTTTGAAGTACAGCTGATTTGGCTCTTCATCGTGCATCTCTTCGCTCACGTCATCCCATACGCTCTCTACTACCTCAAAGATGTATGGGTTTTCTCCGTTGCTGTTTAACAGCATCAATTCTTTCAGGCTGATATGCTCTAACGTGTAGTACGTATCGCCTTCGTTAAATGGATATTTCATAAGTCATTAATTTAAATATGAATAATTTTCATCCACTATCAGAGCTTCTATCTCATAGTATTCTTCTCCATCATTGAAATCTTGAATGGTTTGATATTCCGTTCCGTAATCAATGTTCCAGTCTCTGATATATTCCACAGCTTCTTTAAAGCTATGTAGCTCAATAGATTTATCCTCATCAATATCATTGAATCGGAATAGTGCAATCAGGCTCATAAGTCGTTAATTAATCAGGGTAAACCATTATCGTTCCGGCATCGTACCACTCAAAGTACCATCCGTGTCTTTCAGCAAGTCTATACAGCTTGTTCTCCACACCAAAGGTATAGAGTGAGCTCATATCGTAGTAATCAAAGTAAGGAATACCTTTGTTGTTCAAGTATCCACACTCACCACAAATCCAAATCCCACCTTCGCTACCATCAAAGTCCTCGGTGGTTCCCGTGATGGGGAATAGTTCCCCAAGCACCTGCATCATCTTTTCTCTATCCGCTATCATATCCCTTCTGCGTTTTGAATTTTCAAAAGAAGCAAAGTCAAAGCTTCGCCATTAAACAGCTGAACCACACCATCAGGTATCGGTTCACAATTGTACACGATGTCTCCATCCATACCAAGAAGCGCCACTTCAACACCCACATTTAGTGGAATGATCGATACGCTCAGTCCGTTAGCAAACGGCAAATACATTCTTCTCATAGAGCAATTAATTAAATTATCAGTTACCGCTAGGATTAACCTAGCACTAGCACCTCCGATTGGCGCATAAATTCATTGCGGAATCCATCAGGGAAGCGCACCTCCATAAACCCGTTTGGGCTTTTATCAATCAGGTTTCCGATACGACCCGTGTTACGGCACATCACCTTCTTGCAGTAAGTACTCCCTGAGCCGCCCGTGATAGGCTCTTGGCTCGGTGTTTTGTTGTAGAGGTCGTACAGCTGTTGCCCATCCTCACCTAGCTCAGCTTTCACTTTATTGATAGCGTCACGCTGAGCCTGACCTCGCTTGTAAGCGCTTGAGTCATCGCTGTATTGGTATGTCCAATCGTGTGAGACCAACAGCTGAATGTAATCTTGCTTTGTCATAAGACTATTGTTTAATTAAAGTTATCAGTAACCACCCCTCAACGAGGGGCTTTGTTTAGTTTTTACTCCTTAGTCATAAGGTTGCACATCTCAAATACATTGTATGTAATATTATGCCTCTTCGTTAAAATGCGTGCATACTTAATGACATTCTGAAAAACACAAACTCGTTTCAGCACCTGTTCAGTAGGTATACTATTAAAATACGCTACATACCCATAAAAGATGTATTCATCTCGTTGTGTTCCGGTTAACGATGTTTTTGGAACATCACCATAAATGTTGATTCTTTCTTGGTCAAAGAAAGCCCCAATCTCATTTTGCATCTCATAAAATATGCTTTTTGTTTCTTTTGTCATAAGACATTCAATTTAAATTATCAGTAACCGGAGGGTATTACCCTCCTTCTATAAGTAGCCGTTACATATCTTATCGTGTGCAAGGTTCTCGATGTAGTCATCCGAAAAACCTTCTTTGGTTTCTCTTTCCCAAAATCCCCTGCGTTCTCTCGCATTTGACTTCACAAACTTTTGAATCAGCTCGGACTCAAAAATTTCTCCTGCAACAGCTACAATGCAATCGCAAGACTCAATGTTGTCGTAAGGCATCTCTTGATATTCTCTACCTACCCTTATACGTTCCCAAGTTCTAGCTGTGTGTATCAACACATCGTTAAAGACCATAGTCTCATTAGCGTTATTCATCATAAAGCATTTAATTTAAGTTATCAGTAACCCCCTCCGTAAGGAGGGTTGCTCAATCACCAATCAATGAGGTTGTCTAAATCAACAAATGAATTACCACGATTCCCTTCTTCATTTGCCTTGATATCCAACAGCGCATCGTAGATGCGTTGGTTCACCAGCTCAGTGATGTGCTCACTATCAAGTGCATCGAGTATAATTTCAGTTTTGTCAACACCTGAAAGGTCTACTTGCAGGTACTCATTGTTTGCATCTACATCATCATCACACCAAAAGAAGTTCGGGCTGATGGCGTATCCTCTACGCTGTAGTTCAAGGATTAGCTCCGTGGAGTCAATGTCTTTTAAGAAATCCATAGGACAATAAATTTAAGTTATCAGTAACCGAGGGCACAGCCCTCTTAGTTTAGTACTCTTCAAAGTATGCAACCTCATCAGGTTCATTCTCCATCTCAAGGTGCATCAGGTTCTCATCATCGCTCCAAAAGTTTACGGAATTCTCAAAGCTTCCGAGCGTTCCTGAAGCCACTTCATCACGGCTTGGTACACGATTGCCGTAGACATCCACAACAGCTTTCTTAGGCAACATACAAGCTCCTGAGCGCAGTAGCTCCATTGCGTAGCGACCTACACTACCATCCATCTTCCAAGCCATACCCGTATTGATTTGTTCTTGCATCTCAGCTAGTCCGTACTCACGTTGTAGCTTGTAAATAGTTTTAATGTTCATAAGGCATTAATTTAAGTTATCAGTAACCAAGGGGCTATGCCCCTTTTTCTTCTAGGTAGATTTCACCACACATTGCGATGAGGTCATCTACATCTATCGTGAATGTTCCACATTCTTCTAGATTCTCACGAGCTTCTTGCCCGATTTGAAATGCTAGGTCATACTGCTCTTGGTCGCTTCCGCTGAAGTACCAAGCTAGGAAATCTGCTTTGTCGATAGTCATAAGAAAATTAATTTAAGTTATCAGTAACCGAAGGTAGCAACAGCTACCCTCGTAGTATCATACGTACTCCCTACGTTTCGTGGTTTCGCCCCATCTCAGGGGTCGAGCTCGTAAGAGCTCAGGGTGATGGATGGTCACCCCTCATCAGACCGATTTTAACTTAATCTCCAAAATGTCAATGAACGTTGGTAGACCTAACTACCTGAGGTTGGGCTTACGGGCTCTCCCTCATTTGCTTTGGCTAATCTACGGCGACAATTCCGTATCTCCAAATTTATTCACAACTTTTTTCACATTTATTTGCGAATGCCCGTTATGACTAGGCTTAGTTCCCCTCCCTAGCCCGACCTAGGCGTTGCCTGAAGCAACCAAGGGGAAGTACGGATGTTACTCCTTAGTAGTTCTACGAACGCTCACCCCAAGCGCATTGCTGTAGGGGAATAGCGCAATGTCTAATGGCTCATCCGTGCGCTGAATCAAGTCAAACACCTCATCGATGGTTCTACGTACATCGTACACGTGAGCTACGTAAGAGCGTACTCCCTCACCTGAGAATACATCGCCATCCTTCATTTTCAGGAATTGATCGATTTTAAGGCTGTCTCTACGACCATTGAGGATGTCAAATCCAAGCCCGGTGATGGTCTCCTTACGTGTGTGTAGTGGTAGTGTGCTTACAGCTTGTAAATCAGTAGTAATCATAAAGCAGTGGTGCTCGGTTATCACATTGAGCTCTTCGGTCAAGTTAGTTACGGACTGCCCTCAGGCAGTTTCGGGTGTGCTCACCCATCATCAGCGCAACAGCTATTTTACTTCGTGAGAATCAAGGTATTCATCCCAAGAAACCACATCACCCGTACCCAGCTCAAGGTAGAAGGTTTCGTTCATCAGCTCGTAACTGAAATCCCATTCAGTGTAGTAGTAGCTTTCGTTATCGTGGTAGTACTCTTTTAGCTCCTCGATATCATCATACTCGTAGCCATCTAGAGTAGCCCACTCAATCAGGTAGCCATCCACATCCTTCTCGTACTTCAGGTAGATATCATCAGCCATCAACCAACCATCATCAAATCCTTCACCTGATTCATCACATCTACGTGACCAAAACTGCTGTACCTTCAGTAGACCTTCAATGGCGTTTACTTTACCTTCATCACTCAGGTTAGATGAGCTGATTTTTACAGCTACCATTGAGATGTCATCGTAGTCTAGGCGACCTTGATTTTCTAGCTCGTACTGAGCATTTGCAAAGCGCTCTTCAAATGTTGGTTTACCGAACGGCACACCATCTAAGTCACACTCATCATTCAGGTAGGCAGTGTACTCATTCACCAACTGCTCGATTGATTTGTCGGTATTCAGGTATTCGTGACGACCATTAAAGGCTGATACAAGGCTTCTAAGGAAGTCAATTGAATCGTAGGTCACCTTACCTGATAAAGTCGGATGCGGTGCTACGTGGATGAGTTTAGATACGTTTTTCATAAGGCATTAAATTAAGTTTATACTACCGACCACCGAAGTGGTCACGCTCTGAGCCTAAAGCCTATTTAAAGTCGCTCAGTCGACTATTTCACATTCACCTGCATCGACTACATATCCACCACACAAGTAGTAACCATCAGGTGATACGCTATCAATCTTAATGGGTGAGCCATCGTAGTTTTGGTGGTCGCTCAGCGTACCTAAATCATCAGTAATAATCAAGTATTTACCAACGTTTTCAAGTAGCTCAGGGTACAAAGTATTGTAAGGTATACCGATGTGCTCATCGAGGTCAAACGTAGTGATACGTAGTGTCTCGTAGATAGCGCATTCTCTACCGATGTCAACAGCTACTTTGTAGACCTTGCCGTTCGGCATTTGGTACGTAGCGTACGTATCATTGTACGGCTTATTCTCATCACGACACTTCAGGTAGTTTTGCTGAGTCACTCGATGAGTCAACAAGCATTCACGCCACCCCTGATTGCGGTAGATGAGACCCACACGAACGTAGGAGAACGATTCATCATCACGCACACCACCTAAACCTAGTAAGCGGTCAGCCAATTCTACAATCTCAGGTCTTACCTGAGCAGATGGTCTGAAGTCTTTTTCTTTGATAGTCATAAAGCATTTTATTTAAGTTACAGACCCCCGAAGGGGTTTCGCCCTATCAGGGCTCATCAGTGCAACTAGCCGTTTACCTTTGCTTCGCTCAACCTATTGCTAATGCCCTGAAGAAGATTGAACCTTTCAGTGTTGCACCCATCCATCAACGCATTGTGTATGCCTGAATTAAGAATGTGCTGTAAGGCATTCAACTCTTCAACACTCAGCGAGATTCCTTTCTTGTAAAGCTTCATAAGACTTTCGTTTTAATTAGTTATTGTTTGATGAGTGCAATAGTACGGCGCTGAATACATACGAGTCAAGTTTATTCACAACTTTTTTCACAACACCTATCACTTTGTCTCGATTGAGACCCATCAAAAGGGTAGCCTCAGGTCATAGAATCTGCCTAGCAGTGTACCTAGGGTTGCTAATTCAGGGCTGTAAATCAGCCTAAGGGCAGTGAGAATCAGTGGGTTAGAGTAGGGAAATGTGGGGGAGGGGATTGTTCTTACCCTTCACTTACCAAACCCAAAACCACCTGCAAATCAAGCAGTTAAGCATCAGTATCAGCATCATTGCTTGAAGTACAAAAAGCTAAAATCCTAGAAATCAATTAGATACATATGGAGGGGGTGGGGTCAGGATATCCACTTCGGTTGCGCACTTTGTTGATTCTTATATACATATAATCCCCCACTCATATATAACTCAACTCAAAAAAGATCGGGTACAATAGTAGCTGTATAGAGGTGAATTAGGAGCCCTTTAAGGACCTTTCTGGTCCATTATGGAGGTGTAGTATGCCTGAAACTGTTTTGCTGTGTGTATGGAGGGAAAAAGGGAGGGGCATTCTGGGGAGCTGTACAGCTAAAAGAAGGGATATAGTACAGCTGTATTCAGCGTTACTTTGGTTGTCTGAGTAACGGTGGGGTGGGTGCGGCGGTGAGCGCCACCCCTAGAGTGAATGTGAAGGTTGATGTCTGAGGATCTGATGCTCGGAACTTAGAATGCTTCGCTTCACTAAGCAAAGTTACAGCTTATTTTTGAGAAAGTCAAGTCAGTATTTATGGGGGATACAGGAGGTTTAGGCAAGCCTAAAACTCTTATGATCGTCTAGTTTAGGCAAGCCTAAAACTTTTAGTGTGTTTATTAGCTGTGCTACAGCTATGATATCTTTACTATCTTTGCATCTATGACAGGACTACTTATCTTATTGGGAATCATATGCTTATATGCTACAGCTGTAAGGGCGATGGGGTTGACCTTTGAGGTGCCACCGCCCTTCGCTTGTGGTGAGGATGGTATATGCAACTGTCAGATGTCTAAGAATTGTAAAAAGAAACAATAGATGAAACTAAAGAAGTACGGAGCTGGAGGTAAGTACAAGATGTACCAGGACGGTGGTCCTGTGAAGGCTAAGAAGATGTCTAAGGAAGAGCGTGAGAAAGAGCTCACTAAGATGGCTGATGTAGCTCAAACACGTCTAGCAGAGATGAAGGGAGAGAAAGCATACTTAGCTAAGCGTAAGATTGCTGATCGTGAGTACCGCATCGCAATTAAAGAGGGAGCTACTCCAGAGCAGGCTGCTAAGATTGCTGAGAAGTATATGTCTATGGGTGGCAAGATGGAGAAATACCTAAAGGGTGGTCAGGTGAAGCTTGATGCCAATAAAGATGGTAAGATCTCAGGCAGCGACTTTAAGATGTTACGTGCTAAGAAGAAGTAATGAAAGCTAAGAAAGCTAAAACACACGAGATGGTTAAGGCTCCTTCCGGTTATCATTGGATGACTGAGAAGGGGCGATACTATCTTATGCCACACAAGGGAGAGTTTGTTCCACACAAGGGTGCTAGCCTAGAGGCTAAGTTCCGTGTGAGGAAGGGGCATTGATCTTTATCTGTCCCTGCATCTTATTATAGAACCTAGCTACAAAGTTTCTACCCTTCTGGGATAGTGCGTAGCGTATACGGTAGTTCTCACCAAGCTCCTCACGGAACAGGTGGTCATCCTTTTCATTATTTGGTGCGTATCTATTGAAGTGCTTGTACAGATACCCCTTATTGAGAAGCGGGTAGATGATGGTCTTGCTCAAGCCCCACTTCTTATTCCCATACTGATCAGCTATCCAGTCTCTGGTCCAGAACTCCAGGTCGTATACAAACAGCATAAACCTCATCTGTGATTCATTCACGTCATAGTTGGTAGACATATCTCTCATTGTGGGATGCCACAGCTTTAAATAGTTGTCCTTGATCCATTTGTCGTCAATGTAGGAGAAGTCCCTGAACATCTTTTTCTTTGATACCCTACCCTTTGGCATAGCTGTAAAATTAAATTAGTATCTTTGTGCAAAGTTAACTAATTAAAACGGTATGGCTACATTAGCAGGTCAGAAGATCAAAGATAAATACGGGAATTTACTACACGTAGAGGGTGGACTAACAGCTACACTGAAGTCTGTGGAAGATGGTGGGGGTAATACCTCAGCGCTATCTGTGTCTACAGATGCTGTACAGGTGAGCGGGCTAAGCTTTTCTACAGCTCCGGCAACATCTGCAAATGAACTTACAGTATTGCTGATTGATAGTAGCAACAATGTAGTTACTAGAGACCTTAGCTCGGATGCCTTTGGTGGATCTGGAGTATTTGAGGAAACATTTGTAGCTACAACGGAGTCAGCGCAGTCTCTTGGAGCGGGTGCCTCTGATATCGTTGTGTTCACAACGCCTAGTAATACGGTTGACTCTACGAGTTTCCATTTTGGTAACTCACCAGCTAAGTTTCAGTTAGATAGTGTTGATAGAGAGTACATTGAAAACATATCAGGTGCTGATTTCCCTGTGTTTATAGATATGTCAGCTACGGTTGAGGTCAGTGGGCAAAACTCAAATATTACATACACACTTCAGAAGTGGAATGGCTCTGCTTGGATCAATGTTAAAGCTGTAACTAGATATAAGTCTGACACAGGTTCACAAGTAGATTCTTTCTGGGGTATGTTTATGTTGGGAGATGGTGAGAGATTAAGAATACAAATCTCAAGTACAACTGGTAGTGTAGCATTATCTGCTGCAAGCCAGTTTAAATTCGTCGCCAAGGAAACCGGAAACATACTATAATATGAAAGAAACCATTAAAGATTGCTTGCTAGAGATCCAAGATCTTATCCTAGCCATCAAAGACACTGTAAAGAAGTATGAGCTAGAGAATGAGTTCATAGGGTCTATAGCTGTAGGCTTTATCGATCCTGATTCAGCTACCGTTGAGGATAATGAGCCTATGGTGAATATGAGCTTGCTATCTATGGTTGACGTTGAAGACGAAGACGAGCTTGACGACTTACTATCATATGTTGTTGAGATTTATCGTGCGGAGGTAGAAGAAGAAAAAAAGAAAGATACCTCAAGCATTGATTATTGGATTAACTTATCACAAAGAGATGGAGATGTAAACTAACTCCACTTTTTTATACTTAAATTAAAATGATACGTAAAATTATTATCGGGGTAAACCCCCTCAAAGCTATGGCTTATTACATAGGTCAAAAAGCTGGCGATAGTATCGTTGATACTATTATCTTAGACGAAAAGCATATGCACAAGTACGGGCGATCAAGATACTTGATCTACATTAAGCATTCCAATGATGGAGTAATGCTGTGGAAGTCTGTGGAAGATATGCCTGTACTGATAGAGTACGACTGCGAATTTTAATTCAATACATATGAAAGCAATCTATGATTTCTTCGTTAAGCTTCCTAAAGCCTTTAACGATGAGGTGAAGCTGGGCGATACCACGCTATACCTTGATCCAAAGTGGAATGAATTTGAGAACCGTAAGATGGAGGCTGAAGTAGTAGCTGTCCCTGAGAAGTATGACACCGGAGTAAAGGTTGGTGATACATTGTACTTCCATCACCACGTAATGATAGCAGGGAACGGAAATCGTCAGAAGGTTATGGATGACATCTACTTTGTACGTTACAATCCCAACAATAGCCAGGGAACACAAGCTTATGCCTACAAGTCTAAAGAGACTGGTGAGGTACAGCTACTGTCTGAATGGATCTTATTAAGACCAGAGGAACAACCAGACGAAGAGGTTACCGAAAGCGGTATCATCACAGAGCTTAAGAAGCCTGAGTACAATCAGTTTGGATATGTAATCTATGACTCACCTGTAGTAAAGGAGCTAGGATTAAACGCTGGCGACAAGGTGATGATTATGAAGAACGCAGACTACCGTATGGAGGTAGATGGACAAGAGGTATACCGTACGCATATTGATCATATCTACGCAACAGGATTCTAATGGGACGTAAGAAACAGTTTAGCAGCGTAAGAGCTGGTGAAGAGCTGTTGGAAGCAATGGCTGAAGCTATACGCAACATCACCGAGGAAATTAAAAGACCGATTGATACAGAGCAAAGCGGGTCTGGTCGACGTGCTGAGCTTAAGAGTATTAAGGAGTCTGCACTCGATGCTAAGGAACTTATTACGGAATACCAAAAGCTTGAGACAATGATTAAAGAGCTCAAAGATACTGGAGGTATTGAGGAGGCTAAAGACTTCTCTAGCGGGTTCTCTGAAAGATACGCTAAGCGTTAGTACATATGATGGTGTACAGCTGCAATATCACAGTTTGGCTTCACACAATTCTGAGAAACAGAGTAGGTTGAAGCACAGGATGTTAATAGTAACGTAGCTAACAAGAATAGGAAAAACTTCTTCATATCTAATGTTAATTTAATGTAAAGTTACAAAATAAAAAATAAATGGCTGGATTAAAGAAAATAGATGGATACGAAGAGGAGGTAGTAAATATCTGTCCTCAAGGTACTGAAGGGGAGATCATTGAGATAGGCGATCTATACATTCAGCTGCCTGCTGTTCCTAAAGACATCTTATATTCAGACAAACCAAAAGAGGAACAACGCTGGGTCCGTGAGGAGCTACCTATAGAGATATCACGTATACGTTCAATGGATGAATGGTACGATATGCCAAAGGAGTTCAAGAAGAAATACGAGCCGTACATCGAGCGTGAGTTCTACCGCCGGAATAACGGACTGTGGTTCTATAACAATGGAGAGCCTACCTACATCACTGGTAAGCATTATATGATGCTGCAATGGAGCAAGATAGATGCTAGCTTCTATGGTTACTATCTTCAGTTTCAAAGAGATATTATGTATCACTTGGAGGCTTGCTTTGTAGACCCCAGATGTGCAGGACAGATATACACAAAGTGTCGCCGTTCAGGATACACTAACGTAGCGTCATCAGTGATTGATGATATCGGTACATCTACATACGATGCAACTGTAGGTATAATGTCTAAGACTGGTAAGGACGCACAGGAAAACATCTTTATGAAGAAGGTTGTAGGTATGTACAGACACTACCCATTCTTCTTTAAGCCTATCCAGGATGGTACTACCAACCCTCGTGCTGAGCTTGCTTTCCGTGAGCCAAGTAAGCGTATCACCAAGAACAACAAGACAGGAGGTAAAGGTGAGGCTCTAAATACTATTATCAACTGGAGAAACACCACATCCAACGCATACGATGGTGAGAAGCTAAAAGCAATATTCATTGACGAGGCAGGAAAGTTTGAGCGACCAGAGGATATCCTTGAGGTATGGCGTATTCAACGTACCTGTTTGATGGTTGGTAAGAGATTTGTTGGTAAGGCTATAATTGGATCTACAGTAAACCCACTAGATAAAGGCGGTAGAAACTACCGTGACCTATGGGATATGTCAGACCCAAGAGAGCGTAACGCCAACGGCAGAACGAAGAGTATGCTATACCGCATCTTTGTACCAGCGTATGAAGCGCTAGAAGGATTCTTTGATAGATACGGTAACCCAGTTATTGACGATCCAGAAGAACCTGTAATGGGCATTGACGATGAGGTGATTACTATAGGTGCACGCACATATCTTAAGAACGAGCGCAAGGCGTTGTCAAACAACAGCAATGAACTCAATGAGGTAATCCGTCAGTTTCCATTTACAGCTGAAGAAGCATTCCGTGACTCTACTAAAACAAGCTTGTTTAACATCGGTAAGATCTACGAGCAGATAGAACACAATCAAGAGCTGTACCCGCACCCCGTAGTCAGAGGAAACTTTATATGGAAAGACGGTAAACAAGATACTGAAGTTATATTTAGACCTGATGCTGACGGTAGGTTTAGAGTTGCTTGGCTACCGCCTTCTGAGCTAAGAAACAAGATACTTACCGAGAACGGAAAGAGAGTACCTGGAAACAAACAGCTTGGTTGTGGCGGTGTCGATAGCTATGACCTTGATGCTACTGTTGATGGACGTGGGTCTAAAGGTGCGTACCACCTATACAATAAGTTCAGTATGGAACATCCGTCAAATATGTTTGTGCTGGAGTACGCTAGCCGCCCACCGCTAGCTCGTATATTTTATGAAGATGTACTTATGGCAGCTGTATACTATGGTTATGAGATATTAATAGAGAACAACAAGTACGGTATTGCTAGGTACTTTGAGAACAGGGGATACGACGGCTATCTTATGGATAGACCGGAGCATCTAAAGTCTACAGCCAGAGTAGCTGTAAAGACAAAAGGTATACCATCTAACTCTCAAGATGTTATTCAGGCTCACGCACAGTCTATCGAGGCATACATCCACGAACACATAGGACTGAACGAAGCTGGAGACTACGGACGTATGTACTTTGAGCGCACGCTAGAAGACTGGATTAACTTCAAGATAGATAACCGTACCGCATATGACCTTACAATCTCTTCAGGCTTGGCATTGCTCGCAGCTCAACGTACAGTTAAAGAGAAAAAGAAATCAGACTTCTCTAACAAACAGTTCTTCAGGAAGTTAAAACCAATCATACGTTAATAATTACTATCTTTGCGTTTGATAACGATTCAGCGAAAAGATGAATAAAAATATGAAAGGCGGCTTTCCCAACCCGCTAGCAGACGTATCTTCAAAACTAGACCCTAATTACGGGTTGCAGTATGCGAAGGCTATGCTTGCTCAATGGGGAGGTCTAGACAATCAGAATAGCGTATACGGAAAGCGCTACAAAGAGTTTGAGCGTGCTCGTGCTTACGCTGCTGGTACTCAAGATACATCAATCTACAAGCAGATCCTTAACAGCTTAGATCCAGACAATGGTGACGGAACACTTATGTCATTAGACTGGACTCCAGTACCTATTATCCCTAAGTTCGCAAAGATCGTTGTGAACAAGATCATCTCATCTTATCGCTACCCGCAAGTTGAAGCTGTGGACCCGTTATCACAAAGCGAAAAAGATCTAAAGAAGAGAAAGATTGCATCACGCATTGAGAATAAAGAAAAGTTCCAGGAAGCTAAACAAGCAGGTTTAGAGGTAGATATCGACCCAGATAAACTACCAGAAACGCCAGAAGAAGCTGAAATCTTCTTGGAGACAAACGTAAAGACTGATGCAGAGATCGCTGCTCAGCTAGGTACGCAGATGACCTTAAGCTGGAACAACTTTGACGAACGTGTTTACAGACGTGTAGTTGAGGATTTAGTTAGCTGTGGTATCGCAGTATCAAAGAGAACCAACGATCCAAACTACGGCATCAATCAAGAGTACGTAGACCCTAAGTTGTTTATACACAGCTTTACTGAAGATCCTACATTCTCTGATCTTGTATATGCAGGTCACATCAAAACAATGTCTATCGCAGAGCTAAAGCGTATTGCTGGTACACAGTTTACCGAGAAGGAATACCAGAATATGGCTCAGAGCGTTATGAACAAATACGGTAACGACCCAAATGCGTTTACACGCAGACAGCTAGGCGATACAGTAAACGTTCAGGAGATGCCATATGATGAGTACAGCATTCAAGTCTTAGACTTTGAGTTTATGTCTGTAGATTCTATGGTGTATGAGAAGAAGATGTCACGCTTTGGAAACACGGGATTCTACTTTAAAGGCGAGAAGTTTGAGCTTCCTAAAAACTCTGTATATGACCGTGAGATAGTTAATATGAATAATGCTACCGTATATGGTGGTGCATACATCATAGGTACTGATCACATATACAACTACAAGCAGTGTAACAACGTTCCTAAGAATATCCACGATTTAACACGTGCACGCTTGTCATACAGCGTTGTTGCTACAAACATCCGCCAGATGATACCTAAGTCGTTGGTATCTAGTGTTATTGGCTTTGCTGATCAATTACAGCTGACACACCTTAAGCTGCAACAAGCTGTAGCTAAGGCTAAACCTGATGGTATCCTTATTGATATCGAGGGACTAGAGAACGTAGACCTTGGACGTGGAGGTGAATTATCACCATTGGAGATCCAGGACATCTACGAGCAAACTGGTGTGATGTACTATCGCAGTAAGAATCCAGAAGGCGGGTTCCAAAACCCTCCTATCCGTGAGATCAACAACAGCATCCGAAACATCAATGAGCTTATCTCGTTGTACAACCACTACTTACGTATGATTCGTGATGCTACGGGTATTAACGAGGTAGTTGACGGTACTACGCCTAAGGGCGAAGCTCTCGTTGGTGTGAACCAGATGGCTGTAAGCGCTTCTAACAACGCTTTGTACGACATCACTAACTCAGCTATGATCTACTACCGTAGAGTGTGTGAGGACATCGTTAAATGTCTACAGATCCTACCTAGTAAGTCTGTACTATACGGTGTTTACGAGAAAGCTATTGGAAAGACCAATATGCAAGTGTTGAACAGCTTCAAGGACCTACCAATGTACAACTTTGGTGTACGTGTTCTTAGTGACCTCAGCGATAGTGATCGTCAATACTTAGAGCAGAACATTCAGATCGCACTTTCTCAAAAAGAGATTGACCTTGAAGATGCTATGGCTATACGAAACATTAAGGACGTAGATCAAGCAGAAAGATTGCTGATCATTCGTCGTAAGAAGCGTATGGCTCAGATGCAGGCGATGCAGCAAGCAAATATTCAGGCGCAAGCACAAGCGAACGCACAGGCTGCTCAGGCTAGTATGCAGGCAGAAGTTCAAAAAGAACAGGCGCTTATGCAGCTAGAGATGCAGAAGAAGCAAATGGAATTTGAAATGAAAGCGCAACTTGCTCAGCTAGAGCATCAGATGCGTATGGAGATAGAAAAACTGAAGGGAGAATACGGTATTGCAGAACAACAGATTGAAAGCCGTGTCAAGAATTCCGCTGAAGTAATGAAGGAAGATCGTAAGGATGAACGACTCAAGAAGCAAGCTGTAGAACAGTCTAAGCTTATCTCTCAACGTAAGGGAGATAGAGGTGAGCTCACCCAGGAACAGCCTTTTGGTAATCAATGATTTAGTAAATTTGCAATATGGCAACCAGCGTAAACTTAGACATAGCATCAAGAGTAGACATCACCTGTCGCAAGGGAGATACATTCACATTAGAACTTACATTTAAGGATGAAGACGGAGCTGTAATAGACCTATCAACCGGATACGATTGGGTAATGCAGGTTCGTGAATCAGACACCTCAGCAACAGCTGTACTAAGTGGAGATTCTGACGATGATAATGATAACGACTTCGGTTTTGTTAGCGATGCAAATGGTGTACTTACAATTACCTCTCCAGCCTCTATTATGGCTACTATAGAGGGGGGTATCTACGTTTACGATTTACAGTCCGTCCAAGGTTCAACTATTGTGACTTGGATGTATGGAGTGTTTCAAGTAAACGAGGACGTAAGTGAGTAACAACATTGAAATAAAGAGCGGAGCTTCTACGAGCATCACCGTAAAACAGACGGGATACAACAAGGCAACTGTTGTAAATCAACCCGTTAAGAATACTATTGACATTGCTGGACTCAAGGGAGGTGGTGATTTGAGTTATGTACATACTCAAGCCACCCCCGCCGATGTATGGAATGTAACCCATAGTTTGATTAAGAAGCCTGCTGTCACTATTATAGATGAAGATGGCTATGAGGTAGAGGCTGATGTCCAGCACTTATCGGATAACGCAGTAACAATAACATTCAGTGAGCCGTTTGCAGG